AATATAACAAGCTGATCCTCGGCAAGTTTTTTAGTAGTCTCTGATAAATTATTGGATGCAATTATGACACGTAGTATTTCTTCTCTATTTAATCCATATGCTTCAGTTGCTTGATTTATTAGATTATTCAAACCAACAAGATTTTCTGTAGCCGCAAAAAATCCTTCAATTTTTAAAACCATATCTGCGGCTGTCTTGGTAAACTTCTTTGCCTCTTCTCCGGTTTTCCCGAGCTGTTCAGCGAGTTTTTCAAATCCAGTTGCCGTCTCATTTATACGATCTATGTTTGCCTTGGTTATCGCGCCGGTTATAGCTACGCCTACGGCTATTACTCCAGCTGCTATGGCAACATATGGATTAGCAGCAAGATAGGTAAATGCCTGTGATAATTTTCCGACAACTAAAATCAAGGGACCAATAGCTGCGGCCATAGTCGCCATAGTTAATATGGCTTTTTTAGTTCCCTCGTCCATTGTTTCTATTTTTGTAAGCAATGGAGAAATAGAGTTTATTAATTTTGATAATTCTGGTAGTAATACTTCACCAACTTGTTCTGATATGTCTCCCAATCTATTTTTAAATACTTCAAGCGGCTTTGTTTCGCCAACGGCCTTTGCTGTTCCAGAAAACTTTGTTTCGAGTCCGGCCATTATCTGTGATAATTTAGTTGCCTTATCGGCACCGCCGTCAACTTGTAGACCATATCTCGATAATGCATTAGTATTACTTCCGAGAGTTTTACCGACAAGTTCTGCGGCGCTTACAAGATCGAGTTGCATGGCCGATGCAAAATCCTGTAATTTGGGTATTAGTTTCGTTAATCCATTTTCATCGAGATCCGATAATTGTTGCAATATAGCAGCTGCGGAAATAGTAGTTTCATCACCATATACGGTTGTTTTTTGTAATTCGGATGCGAGGTCTTGTATTTTTTTTGCAGATATTTCAAATTCTTTTCCCGTTTGCTTTATTGCATTTTCAAGGCGCGCATTTGCTTCAAGTTGTCCATCCCATGCTTTTAATCCAAGGGCCCCGATTGCTATTATTGGAGCACTAATAGCTACCGATAGTGTAGTGCCCATTTTATTAAGCTGGTCTATTGTTTTTTTTACTTGCTCTTCATGCTTTTTTGCTTGCTCAGTTGCTTCTCTTTCTGCTTTTTCTGCTTTCTTTTGTGCTTCTTCATTAGCTTTTATTTCTTTTGTAAGCCCATCATATTGTACTTTTAATTTCTGTATCTCCGCATCTTCCGGCTTCATGCCGTTTGCCAATAGCGATTCTATTTGTTTTTTTAATGCCGCTTGTTTTTCACCAAGTACATCAACTTCCTTGCCGAATATTTTTGCGCGATCTTCCGTATTTTGAAACGACTTCGCAAGATCGCCAAGACTTTTAGTAGCCTGCGCTGATAACGTTTTTAGCTGTATCTGAGACTTATCGATTGCAGATTCAAATGAAAGCGTGTCAGCTGAAATTTTGATAACAAGCGCGCCAATGTCTGCCGTATAATTACCCTATCTGCCCATACGTAGCATGTAGTTCTTCACGTATGCGCTTCAATTCTTCCGGAGACATATTCGCCATGCTTGTTTTCTCCTTCTCCGGCTTCGGATACTTGATCTCCATTGCGATATTGTAATACATGATAATCATTCCCAAACTCATTTCCCATAGCAAATACTCGCGAGTAGCCCATGGGAAAAGCATCGCCATCGAAACAAATAACCGGCCAAGATGTACTTTACCGTCATCCTGGCCGCCCGTCAGTTTTTTCCGTACGCCCGCACGCCTTCATAGGATCTAAGCAAGGCATCTTTTACAAGTTCCGCCATGCGGCCGAGTTGCATGGAATCAACGTTATCGCGGAACCATTCCTCCGTCATTTCAGGATGTCCGACGCTTGCAAACGTAGCGCATAGTTTGATGGTTAAATCAAGATACTTCCGCGTATCTTCCCCGCCGTCTTGCGCTTTCTTCGGATCAAGCTTCATTAGTTCCCGCATGATAGCATCTATTTCAAAAGTTATGCCGCATGGAATCATGGATACGTCGATCATCTTATCAGCAAGCCTTACGCAAACTTGCTTAGGACGTAGTATATCAAGATCGACTATATTTCCCATGGCATCATTAATTCTATCCACAGAACCACCCATAAAATTACCTCCTTTTAGACTAAGTTATGCGTTATAAGTCCGTGTAACCTCGTAAAGCTGAGAACCTGCGCTGAGAGTGCTAAGATTCTTTCCAGTGATGGCAAATGGCATCACAGCAAACGGAGAAGTGTCGTTATCTGATTTCAAAGTAAACTGCGGACCGTTATCAAGAGTCGCGTTATATACGATGATAACAGTCTGATGCGTCACTCCGGAAATCAAACGAGTGTTAGTAAGCTTGAAAGCCTTTTCTACGATGGTAGTATTTCCACCGCCGTGAAGAACCGTAACGCCAGATGCTCCATCCGCCTTTGTAACCGCCCCACCTGAAATAAGGGAAAGCACCGATGCATCGTACTCGATCATTTCTCCGGCAACTGTAAAAGTTTCATCCGCGATTCCCTCGATAGGATCGGGAGCGTTTCCGGCTTGAGTATCGTACTTAGTAATGTTATGATTCGCGCTATTTACGATACCAGCACCAAGGTTGACCCATGTACCACCTACCGTGGTTCCTACGGCAGCGCATTCAATTTTTGCGTTTCCAAGGATAAGTTTTGTGCTGTCTACTGAACTATTCTGATAATTTGCCATGCTATTAGCCTCCTGCTAAGTTATGCAAGTTGTTAACATCCGATACATGCAATATATCACATATATTGCTTTTTGTATATAGTAACTCAAATGTGTTTCCACATGGAATATGGAGTAAAATATATTTATTACAACTTGTAAGTAATGCTAACATGTTCATGTAACTGCATCTGCACCATATACAAGCATGATGTCTACGGGCACATTATAACAAACGCTATCAGGTTCCGGTATTAAACCTCCTATATTGCGAAGTGAAGCACGCGCTATGCTAAATGGATTTCCAGCGGTACCGGCATCGCCATAGATTCCGGTTCCGCTTGATCCGCAAAATAAATCGACAACTTTATTTGCGAGCACGATAGCGGTATCAGCCGTTACCGCGCGGCAGTTTATAGAAAATGATTGCGATTCAATTCCATTTTGCCTATTGTTAGATACTTCATAGAAATTGATACATGGCAACGCGCTTGCCGATGATGCTTGCGGGCGCGTACCGTGCCATATGCGCGCGGATGTTGTTATATTGGTTACTGCGGATGAATTGATAAGAGTAAACCCAACCGCTTGATGTGGCCGCAATTACTTGCCTTTCTTTTTCTTTGCTTTGCGTGCAACGGAAAGTGCTATGGCAACCGCTTGACGCTGCGACTTTCCCGCGTGCATTTCTGCCGCTATATTTTTGGAAACCGTCTTCTTTCCGTATCCTATTTTTAATGGCATTCTATTTTCCTTTCGATCTTAAATATTCATCATGTTGTAATAGATATTCCTTAAAATGCAATTTTGATTCTCTCTGTACAATTTCCACAACCTTACCTTGCGCAAGATCGAACGCAGGGCGTAAAAACGGCTGCGCATCCATATTCACAGTTCCATACTCAACATGTTGGCTATAATTTACATTTGTCCCAACGATAACTTCATTCTCACTTTGCGGCCTATCCGGTATATCCGCCATAGTAGCAGGAGCTTCCAATCCATGCGGAGATCCCGTAGATTGCTGCGTTGTTATGCTTCCCGCAAGGCGGCCGGTCTTTATAGGAGCTAATGCTTTTGCCTGGCCCTCTATAATCAAGCCCACTTCATAAATCGAACGTCCGGCAACTTTCTTGCCTTGTATTTTAACTTCTTGTCCTTTCCAATCCATGCCGACAAATGTTTTTATACTCATGTTTATTCCAGTGCAATATAATTGCAATATATATGTTTTTCAATATATATGCAATTGGCAAATGCATCAATCATGATTGAACCTCAAGTGGGATAACCATAATCTCGCCTTTATTAAAAACATCGTCCGGTCTTCCAATAATTTTATACGTTGCGCCTCCATAGCT